GTATGTACCTAATTGTGTATTACTCTGTTGACCATTCATATGTATGTATGACCAATAAAGTAACTAACTTAAAAGTCTCCTCCTTCTTGACTCACTTGCTTTGTTGTGCTGTTGGCAAGGCAACTGGCGCCTTTTTCTGAGGGCTGGCACAAAATCACACCGTTTTCGGTAAGTTTCTTCCCCTCCTCCAAACTTTTTGGAGGCATTTACTACTAATGTACCGTTCCCGGTATTGATGACAGATAAGATCAAAGTTTTTTGGCAGCACACTTCGGTATCTGGGCAGAATCTTACCTTGGCACTAGCCTACTCCAGGTGTGCCGGGTTCGGTACATACTTGTCAATGGGCATACTTCCATATGTGTCATGGTTGTTGTTAACAATCTTTATCCTATGCTACTACTTGTTCACCGCTTTCGGCAACATACCACAATGGGTATATATATATACAGCTTTTCCAAGACCCTCACAGATGGCTTGCAGAACAATTCTTTCTTTGTGCATTCAGCTTGGATTACAAGTTTCAGACCTTGGACTTTTGTGTCTGTTTTGCAAAAGGGAATTGACTGTTACAGATAAAATTGCTTTTGATTTAAAAAAACTTAACTTGGTGCTCAGAGCAGATGGTATCTATGGGTGTTGCCGGACCTGCTGCAAAGCAACTGCAGAATTTGAAAATGCAAAATATCTGCAAATGGTTGTTGAGGCTGATGGAGTAGAGTCATTTACGGGGAGAGGGATTCTAGAAGTTTATATGCGTTGCTGGGAGTGTATGAAGGAACTTGAGGCTGTGGAAAAGTGTATGCAGATTATTAGAGAAGAGCCTTTTAGACTTGTAAGAGGTGGATGGAAAGGACTCTGTGCTATATGCTATTTGCAAAAATGATAGGAAAAGAAGCGACTTTGAAGGATATTGTCTTAGTACAACTGGGTAATGAGACAGAGACTGAAGAGGAGGCGGAGTCTGCGACTCGCGACTTCTATAGAGTTGTGACAGTGTGTGAGGTTTGTTCCCGCCGTCTAAAACTGGTGTTACAGGCTTCCTCAGAAGGTATAAGAGGCTTCCACAGACTTCTGCTCGACCATTTGGGTCTCGTGTGTGGCCCTTGCAGCAGCCATGTCCGTGGACGATAAAGGTACAGATCATGATTGGGTTATATTAAGAGAATGTGAAGATGATAGTATAGAAGATGATAGTCTTGAAAATGTATTTTCTGAGAGTACTGATAGCTCTTTTGTGTCTGGGTTAATAGATGATGCCTGTATTAGTGAAGTAGAAGAGGGGAATACCCTTGCCCTGTTTAATAGCCAGGAGCAAGAGGAAGGATTTAGACAACTATCAGTACTAAAGCGAAAGCTAATAAGAACCCCTGAGCAGTTGAGCCCTTGCTTGAGTGCAATCAGTATATCGCCTCAGAGCAAAATAAAAAAAAGACTATTTGAAGACAGTGGACATTACACCAATGAAACTGAGAATACTCCTCGGGAGGTAGACTCTGCCGATAATACCGGGGTAGTGGGCCATGGCAGTCAAGTTACTTCTGAGAGCAGTTTGTCTCTTGTTAAGGATCTTATGCGAAGCAGTAACAGAAAGGCTACTGCATTGGCTAAATTCAAGGATACATACGGAGTGAGTTTTACAGAACTAAGTAGACTGTTTAAAAGTAATAAGAGTTGTTGTACTGACTGGGTATTATCTGTATATGGAGTTTCTACTGAACTAATAGAGGCATCAAAACAGCTGTTACAGCAAAGCTGTCTGTTTATTTATTTATATGTGTCTGGCTTTATTGCACTGTACTTATTGCGCTTTAAAGCTGCAAAAAACAGAGACACTGTATTAAAACTGATCACAAAAGTGCTATATTGCAAACCTGAACAAGTAGTTGCTGATCCTCCTAAAACTAGAAGTGTACCAGCAGCATTATACTGGTTAAAAACTAGTACAGGACCGGGTTGGACATATGGGATATTGCCTGAATGGATTAGTAATCAGACTTTAGTTAGTCAAGCTACTAAAGATGTCTTTGATTTCTCACAAATGGTGCAGTGGGCTTATGATAATGACTTTGATGAGGAATCAGTGATTGCATATAATTATGCATTGTTTGCAGATGAAGATCCAAATGCTAGAGCATGGCTTGCTTGTTTAGGGCAAGCAAAACATGTAAAAGACTGTGCTACAATGGTAAGATATTATAAAAGAGCAGAAATGAAAGAGATGACAATGTCTGCATGGATACATAAGCAGTTGCAAAAAGTGGAAACAGGGCAATGGCAGGAAATAGTGAGATTTCTTAGATATCAAGAAGTTACATTTATTAGATTTCTAGGTGTCTTAAAAAATGTTCTAAAGGGCATACCAAAAAAGAATTGCATGGTCCTTTATGGGCCACCTAATACAGGAAAATCAATGTTTGCAATGAGCTTAGTGCATTGTTTACGTGGTAAAGTTATCTCCTTTTGCAATTCTAAAAGTCATTTTTGGCTTCAGCCCCTGGTCGATGCCAAACTTGGCCTCCTAGATGACGCTACAGATGCATGTTGGAGCTATATAGATACTTACCTCAGGGGAGGATTAGATGGCAACCCAGTTAGCATTGACTGCAAGCATAAGTCTTTGGCACAGCTTAAATTCCCACCTCTAATTATAACAACCAATTGCGATTTGACCGCAGATGATCTTTATCTGTATCTGAGAAGTAGAATACAGCTCATACAGTTCCCTAATCCGTTTCCATTTGACGAAAACGGTAACGCAGGGTTTGAGCTGTCGGACAGAAGCTGGAAAGCCTTTTTTAAGAAGCTTTGGACACAGTTAGAGCTGAGTGACCAGGAGGACGAGGGAGAGGATGGAGAGGCTAACGCAACGTTTCGATGCGCTGCAAGAAAAATTGATGGAGATATATGAGAAAGATTCTAGAGACTTGGGAGTAATGACAAGTCACTGGGCCCTACAGCGGGAGGAGCAGGCACTGTTGCACTGTGCGAGAAGGAAAGGCGTGCTGAGGGTGGGCTTTCAACCGGTTCCGCCTCTAAAAGTGAGTGAGCAGAAAGCCAAGGCCGCTATAGAGATGCATTTGACTCTGCAGTCCCTGCAGAAATCTGCTTACAGCAATGAGGATTGGACGTTGTCGCAGACTAGCCGTGAGTCGTTTATGACCCCCCCTCGACATTGTTTTAAAAAACAGGGACATACTGTGGAGGTGACTTTTGATGGTGAGAGTGCCAATTCCATGCTGTACACAATGTGGGGACGGGTGTATTACCAGATGGATGATGGTAGCTGGAGTGTTGCCAGTAGCGGTGTCGATTACTATGGCATATACTACAATGACTCGGAGGGCAAGCCTCACTACTATGTCAAATTTGCTGAGGACGCCCAGAAATACTCCAAAACCGGTACATGGTTTGTGAGGTCTAATGATAAGACAATTTCTGCTCCTGTTACCAGTACCTGCACCTCGCCCACCACGAGGGATAGATCCAGGTCCCCAAGACGACACACCGAAGAGGTCGACTCGACGACCCCGCCCGGACGACGATATCCTCCTTCGTCGCCGCCATCTGTATCCTCGCTCCGACTCAGAGGAAGAGGAGGAGGAGAAGGAGAATATTATCCCTTCGGACGATCCTCGCCCAGTGAAGACCGGTGTGGATCGGCTGGGAGCCCTGCTCGACCAGTGGGAAGACGACCTCCGCACTGTCCGCAAGGAACTCCAGCAGAGGCTTCTCACCGCCTACTCTGGGGCCCTCGGGATCCAACTGTTCTAGTTGCAAAAGGTGATGCTAATACCTTAAAATGTTGGAGGAATCGCTGCAGAAAGACCCATGCAGGGTCATTTATAGCTTTTAGCACAACATGGCAATGGTGTGGTGATGGGAATTGTAGACAAGGCAGGCACCGCTTGCAGATTCTGTTCAGCTCCTCCCAGCAACTAGATCAGTTTTTAGGTAAAGTTAAGGTGCCAAAGGGTGTAGAAGTACATAGAAGTACTTTTGATGGGCTATAAGGTTAGGTGATGGGTTATTTGGGACAGACAGCATTAAAAAATAAAAAAAAAAAGTTAACAGAATCAAACATATTCTCATTAGATAACTTGCACTGAATATAGAACAAACGGTCTTTTTGTAACAGGATTAAATAGAGAGTATTACCATTTTGTATAAGCACATAGGCAGTTTCCATCTTTGCAGACAACATCCTGCAAATAGCCACACAGTGTATTTTCTTCTAATCAACATCTACAAAACAAGAAAAGAATAATAAGAAAAAGAAATAATATTCCATGCTAACATTTTTTTAGTTATGACATTTTTTTTAACATCGCCAACTTGCTTCAGACCAGAGGTAAAGCTAAATTCATCTGTTGAGTATGCCCTGTATTTTCTTTTTAATTCACCTAGAAATTCCAACCAAAGGAAGTGTCTTCTAAAGCTAAGATAAGAATGTATCACATCTACTGTACTCCGTTTCCTATAGTCACCTACCTTGTTTGTCTGTGTGTCCTCTTGTTTCTTCTGTTTTTTTTTTACTAGTCATGAGTTTCAGTTTGTAAATAAAATGCTCGCAGCCAAATGCCATTCCAATGTAAATATGTACAATAGGAAAGCATAGTTCTGGACGTCATCTCTTATATAGATAAGTTTTAGGTAAGTTAGATAAGTGATAAGTGATAGGTCATTTTTTACCCCCTTTGATGTATGTAATATGCTTGTCTCATGAACATTGTATGGACTCACACCAAAACCACCTAAGGAATGAACTACCAGTTTCTTAATTGCTGCTCTCACACTTTGGACCAACAACAAAAAAGCTCTCCAGCTCGATAGAAAAGACAAAAAAAAATACAAAACAAAAATAGACTTTATTGTACAAAAAACAAAAAACAAAAAAACTTGTACAAAAAATATAAAAAAGAAAAGACTTGGACAAAAAAAATTAAAAAATATAAAACTGAAAAAAAGGGACTTGAACTACATCGCCAGGCCCTGCCAATATTGTGCCACCAGCCACCTTTTTTCCCCACAGGCTCTGCCGCAAAGGAACTGTCTTCGGATTGCGATTTGGATTTGACGCATGGACTTTTAATTGGGTTTGAATAATTGGGTTTATGATAATTTGATGTTATTTGGATTTGATCTGTTATTTGGTCTAATTTGCTGTAATTCGGTTGATTGGGAATGGCCAGGTCTCGCAGAACTAAACGTGCTTCTGCACAGGACCTTTACAAAAGCTGCTTATCTGGTGGGGATTGCCCACCAGATGTGAAAAATAAATATGAGCAGAACACTACGGCCGATAAAATTCTCAAATATGGCTCCACTGCTGTTTATTTTGGAGGGCTTGGGATTGGAACAGGGAAAGGAACTGGTGGAGTCACAGGATACACCCCCCTGGGGGGAGGTGAAGGACCTGTTAGAGTGGGTGTCCCTAGAGTTTTAAGGCCTGCACTGGCCACTGATTTAGTAGGGCCTTTGGATATAGCCCCTGTTGATGCAGGCGTAGGGGCTAATGACCCCTCTGTCATCACACTTACTGACAGCACACTGTCAGTGGATGTTGGGCCTGGGGAGGTTGAAGTAGTTGCTGAGATCCACCCTGTACCTGATACCTCTACTACTACTACTGGGAGTGGGCAAGGTACTTCAGCTGTATTGGAGATCACACCAGAAGCTACCCCAGGGAAGGTTCGCGTTTCCAGAACTCAATACCATAATCCTGCTTTTCATATTTTAACCACAAGTACCCCAATAGGGGGAGAGACAAGCGCAGTAGATAATGTGTTTGTCGATTTTGGCTCACCTAGTGGACATATAGTAGGAGCAGATGGTGTAGAAGTGTATGAAGAAATACCTCTAGAGCCCCTTAATAGATCTGAATTTGAAATAGAGGAACAGACTCCTAAAAGCAGTACCCCTAAGATCTTGGATACTATTGCTGACAGTGTGAGGAAATTCTATAATAGAAGAATTCAGCAAATAAAGACTTCTGACTACAGATTTCTTTCCTCACCCGGTAAATTGGTGGACGCTTCTTTCATAAATCCAGCTTACGATCCTGATGAGACCTTGGTTTTTGACACAGATATAAATGAGGTCCAAATGGCCCCTAATCCTGATTTCCAGGATATCCGGGTTTTGAATAGGCCCATGTTCAGTACTAAAGAAGGTTACATAAGGGTAAGCAGACTTGGCAATAGAGGGACAATTCGTACCAGATCCGGTACACAAATTGGCGCGCAAGTGCATTTTTTTCAGGATTTGAGCTCTATTGATGCAGAAGAAGGATTAGAATTAGCCCTGCTAGGACAGCACTCTGGCGATGCGTCAATAGTACAAGCCCAAGCAGAAAGCGTCTTCTTAGGGGATGGTCTCCACCCAGACACAGATAGTAATCTTAGCTTATTGGATGAGTTTGCTGAAGATTTCAGTCATAGCCAACTAATTATTGGAGAGCGGAAGGCAAATCAGGTCAGTCTACCTGACTTTGCATCCCCTAAGTACTCAAAGTACTTTTTACAGGATTATGGTAATGGGTTTATAGTGTCACACCCTATGCAAACTGAGAGACCAGAAATAATTCATCCAGATATTGATGCAGGGCCAACCATTGTAATAGAAGCTTTTGATTCATCTGGAGGCTTCTATCTTCATCCAAGTTTTGTTGGCAAAAAACGCAAACGCCTATATTTTTTATAATTGCAGATGGCTCTTTGGCTTCCTGGCAACAAAGTCTATCTTCCACCTCCTGCTCCTGTTGCTCGTGTGTTAAATACTGACGACTTTATAAGACGGACGAATGTTTTTTATCATGCAAACAGTGACAGACTGCTGACTGTTGGACATCCCTATTACCCTGTAAAGGACAATGAAAATAAGGTGGTGGTCCCAAAGGTTTCTGGTAACCAATACAGGGTGTTTAGACTGCTTTTACCTGACCCGAACAAATTTGCACTTGCTGATGCATCTGTTTTCAACCCAGATAATGAGAGGCTCGTATGGGCTTGCAGAGGGGTGGAGATAGGAAGGGGCCAACCCTTGGGGATAGGCTCAACTGGACATCCATTATTCAACAAGCTTAAAGACACGGAAAATCCTAATACCTACCCCGCAGTTAATAATGATGATGACAGACAAAATGTCAGTATGGATCCTAAGCAAACTCAGCTTTTTATTATAGGTTGCAGGCCGGCTATGGGGGAGCACTGGGATAAAGCTAAGGCATGTGCAGACAGCAATGCTCAAACTGGTGATTGCCCACCTATTGAACTTGTAAACAGTACAATAGAAGATGGCAATATGTGTGATATAGGCTTTGGGAATATGAATTTTAGAAATCTCCAGGAAGATAAATCTGATTCTCCTCTAGATATACTTACTACAACTTGTAAATACCCAGACTTCCTTAAAATGTCCAATGAAAAATATGGAGACCAAATGTGGTTTTTTGCTAAGAGAGAGCAACTGTACGCTAGACACTTTTTCACACGAGCAGGTACAGTAGGGGATAAAATGCCTAATGCAACAGAGCCTTCAATGTACTATATTTCTGCAAAGAATGATCAAGCTCAAAAAAATAATGCCCCTCATATTTACTTTCCCACTCCAAGTGGCTCTCTTGTCTCAAGTGACGCACAGCTCTTTAATAGGCCATTCTGGCTGCAGCGTGCACAGGGTCATAATAATGGAATATGCTGGGGAAATCAGGTTTTTTTGACAATAGTGGACAATACAAGAAATACTAACTTTACTATTTCTATGACTACAGAGGGTACTATTCCCCAAGAATATGAAGCAAAGAAATTTAAGCAGTATTTGAGGCATGTAGAGGAATATGAGGTATCTTTGATATTCCAGCTATGCAAGGTGCCTCTGGATGCTGAGGTATTGGCACATATAAATGCTATGGATCCAGATATTCTAGAGGAGTGGAACCTAGGTTTTGTACCCAGTGGAGCCACATCAATAGAGGACCAATATAGATTCATTTCTTCTCTTGCAACTAGATGTCCAGATCAGAATCCCCCTAAAGAAAAGGTTGACCCTTACGAAAAGTACACTTTTTGGAATGTTGACCTCAGGGAGAGATTTTCCACAGAACTGTCTCAGTTCCCTTTGGGAAGAAAGTTCTTATATCAGACTGGTCTAAGAACTACTAGTATAACAGCTAGAAGAGCCTTAAAAAGAACAGCTACTCCTCAAACTAAGAGAAAGACAACTGTTAAGAAACGAAAAAAGGTCACTATTGCCTAA